GATGACAGTATTTGTCGAGCCTCCGACGTTTACCTGCTTTAATAACAACATCGCCGAAATCACTTTCGGGCTCAGGATCCTCGCAGCTCCCCCAGGCAACAGCGACGCCGAGGACTACCTCATCACAACAGCCGACACAATCATGAACAGCGCGATCTCCCTCATTTCGGGCGCTCCCTCTGTCACGACTATCGGATCACAAGATATCCCGTCATACGATCTCACCGTTCGTGTGGCAACTTCAAGAAACCCATAACAGGAGAAAAAATGGCTACTACCACATTCCTCGGAAACGCAACCATCAACATTACCCCCACAGGCGGAACCGCTTACGACGTATCGGATAATTGCCGGTCATGTTCCGTGTCGGTCGGCTACGAATACCTGGAAAGCACCGCGTTCGGCGATACAGGCCGACGTGCAGTCCAAGGATTACAAAGTGTCTCCGTTGAGATGGAATTGTTCCTCTCTTACGGCGTCGGCGAAATTGAAACGCTCATGGCAGCAATTCAGACCGCTGGCAGCTGCTCAATGGTCATCTCGCCATCAGGCACATCAGAGTCCGCCAGCAACCCAGAATTCGTTCTTACCAATTTAACGACCGACGCCAACATGGGCATCAGCTCAACCGTTGGAGAATTGGCTGTCGTTTCGCTGTCGTTCACTAACGGCACATGGGTACGCGACATCACCCCCTGATCTATAAACAACCCTTTACCGTGAAAAGGAAACCATGAAACTATCCATCAAAGTAAACACCGGCGGAGACGACTACGTCGTTGAAACCAACCTCTATCACATTGTGCAACTGGAACGAAAGTTCAAAGTCAAAGCGTCTGATCTAGCAAACGGGATCTCAATAGAGCAACTCGGTTTCTTAGCTCATGAAGCAGCCAAGACTGGAAACTTTGCTCCACCATTACAACTGGACGACTTTCTCAAAAAACTTGTCACGCTGGATGTGTTGGAGAATGAAGCACAAAACCCCATCGAAGGGGCTCAGTAGCTAGGACGCTCGCCGAGCTTCTTGTTGAGACTGGCTACTGGCCCCCAGACATAGACTTCACATTGCAAGACCTCATGACTTGCGTAGATGTGCTTAATACCCAGAGAAAGGCGAAGTGATGACAGCAACAGCGAGAACCGAGTTTGTCGGCGGAGCAGCTGCTATCAAAGCCCTCAAAAGTATTGACCCCGAATATCGTAAACAGTTCAATCGTGACGCGCGAAGCATTGTGGCCCCACTTATCGCCGACGCGAAAGGCGCTTATCCTTCGATGCCTTTGTCGGGCATGAAGTACAAGTGGACAGATAAACGCGGTCGGACTCTTCTACCTTGGACGGTTAACAAGATTCGCGCTGGCGTCAAGTTCAAAACTTCTACGCGCCGAAACAAGTCCGCTGTGCTTTATGTAACGCAGAATGAACCAGCAGGCGCGATCTTTGAGGTTGCTGGCTTAGCAAACCCAGGCACAAACTTCAACAACAATCTCAGGAGTAACAACTCTCGAGTCTTGTGGCCTACAGCAGAGAAACATCTCCCAGACGTTCAGCAAGGTTTATCGGATCTTGTACGCGACGTCATGAAACGCGTAGAAAGTGAGATGCGCTAATGGCTATCAACATCCCGATCATTACCGAATACGTCGGCGCTGGCGTAGATAAAGCAATTAAAGAGTTCAAGCAACTTGAGACCGTCGGCGAGAAAGCCCAGTTTGCTATCAAGAAAGCAGCCGTCCCAGCAGCAGCTGCTTTAGTCGCTGTCGGCGCTGCGGCCTTCGATGCTGTAAAAGGAGCCCTCGAGGACTCCGCAGCCCAGGAACAACTCGCTCGCAACATTCGAGGCGTCACCAATGCTTCAGACTCGGCGATCAAAAAAAATGAGGACTTCATTTCCTCGCTGTCAATGGCGACCGCTACAGCCGACGACGAACTCCGCCCAGCCCTAGCAAAACTTGTCGTCGGCACAGAGAACCTTGAAGAAGCACAAGACGGGCTCCGCCTTGCTCAAGACATCGCAGCCGGTACAGGAAAAGACCTCGCCACAGTTTCCGACGCGCTCGCCAAGGCTTACGCAGGCAACGACAAAGGACTCAAAGCGTTAGATCCGCGCATGAAAACACTCCTCAAAGACGGTCTAGATGTCGAGGGCGCGATGAGCGTACTGGCAGACACTTTTGGAGGTGACGCTGCTGCAGCTGCAGACACCGCGGAAGGACGTTTCAAAAGACTGTCTATCGGCCTTGCCGAAACCAAGGAGTCAATCGGTGCAGCATTACTCCCAGCGATCCAAGCCGTCCTCCCATTCATTGAGCGTTTAGGAACCTGGGCTCAAGAAAATACCACGACATTTCTTGTTGTCGGCGGAGCCATCGCAGGCATCGCCACAGCCATTATCGCGGTGAACTTTGCGATGAAAGCCTGGACTGCAGCCACTACCGCTTTCACAGCCGTCCAAGCAGCCTTCAACGCTGTGATGGCACTTAACCCGATCTTCTTGCTAGTAGTTGCAATAGTCGCGGTCGGCGCGGCCCTTGTCATTCTTCAGGCCAAGTTCAACATTTTTGGCAAAGCATTTGAAGCAATCGGCAGCATTGCGAGCACAGTATTTGACGGCATCAAAGCAGGCTTCGCTGGCGTTGTCAGCGCGATCGGCGGATACGTCAACGGTCTAGTCGCTGTCTATAAAGGCTTATTCAACGGCATCGCCTCAGTCTGGAATAACACGGTCGGAAAACTCTCGTTCAAGATCCCAGGCTGGGTTCCAGGCATCGGCGGAGCAGGCTTCGATGTCCCCGATATCCCGATGCTTGCTAATGGTGGCATCGTCAACAGCCCGACCCTCGCCATGATCGGCGAACGAGGCCCAGAAGCAGTCGTGCCATTATCGGGCAACAATGCGCCGAACCTTGGCAACAACATCACCATCAATGTAAACGGTGGAGACCCGAACGCCATAGTTGATGCTTTGCGTAGGTACAACAGAAGCAACGGCCCTCTACCGGTAAGAGTTGCTTAATGGCTACACCTTTTGTTTGGAAAGTTGACTTTAAGTCGGGCGCGTCATGGGTGACCCTGCCATCAGTAATGGCGATAAACATTTTTAAAGGACGCCGACTACAAATTGACGATTATTCCATTGACTCGATGACAGTCGAGTCGGAGTTTCCTTCATCTTGGACAACAACCCCAAAACTGGGCGACCCGATCATTGCTTACATCAACAAGCCTGGCGTCGTTGTCGGGACGGATGACTTTGACTGTTTTATCGGACGTATCCGCAACGTCTCCATCTCTTACGGTTTCGTCACTAATGAAGATCGTGTCACTATTGAATGTGAGGGCATTCAAGCGGACTGGGGACGCGCACAGCTCACGAACTATTCGCTTGCCCAAAACCTTACCGATACCCAAGTCCTTAACGTCGGCACCACGGTCGGGCTCTCTACTGTGCAAAACTTTGGACGTTCTACAGGCTCCGCTCAGACGTACACAGGAAACGCTTTTGAGTTGGTTAACACTATTACGCGCACAGAAGAAGCGCGGATGTGGGCAGACAACTACACCCATCAAGGCGCTTTCTATTTATGGTGGTTCGGTCGTAACGCGCCACTAGCAACGACCTACGTTTTTAACGATGGCACCGGTACGTCTTATGACTTGCAAATGAAATATGAGCAGATTGAGTTCAGGTCGTCCGCAGACAACTACTACAACTCAGTCACAATTAGCCCAGACGGCCTTGCAGCTCAGACAGCGACACTTGCCACGACACCGCTTTACGGCTGGCAAAAAGACACTATCGACTACACGACAAGCCAAGCGTCTAGCCATGCCCAATGGGTGCTCAATAACTTCCAAGGCACAAACTCGACTCTTGCAGCAGTCACTTTTACGGATGTTCAACAGGTGGCTCGCCCGGGTGGACTTTTTAACACGGCAGTCATTGAGTTATGCAAAGCCCCGATCAACACTAACGGCACGATCTATTTCCGTTCTGGAACTACCGAACG